GTACACCCAAGCGTTGCCGGACACCAAAGCGTTGCCGTACACCCGAGCGTTGCCGTACACCCGAGCGTTGCCGGACACCCGAGCGTTGCCGTACACCCAAGCGTCGCCGCATATGTTTTCGGTTTTTTCGACGTACCCGCCGAGGTCGCCGGGTGAGACTCCGAGTACGGGGATCGCAGCCAGTGCGCGAATCCGCTTAACCGTTCTGCCGGGGGCGATGGTTATCTCGTCGCCGGGGACAAACTCAAAACGTGCGTTCATTTCATCCCTTTCATCAGGCCGCAGCGCATGTGACGCGGACCTTCTCTTTAATCGGAGTGATGATCACCTCAGACCACCATGCCCAACTTTGCTTTCGCTTGCTGGACACTGCGCTCCATGGCGGCGATTCGCGCCTTCTTCGCATCATCCCGTTGCTTCATGTTGAAATTGTACAGGTCACCCATCTTTGCGACGGTATCCTTGAGATCCGAGACAATCTTCCCAAATTCTCCGGAAAGAACTGGAGCAGCAGCATGATACTCCGAGGCAGCCATCTGGAGTCGAGTGATGTCCCGATCCAGTTTGTTCAATTGAGTGCCGTTCAGAATTTCAAAAGTGTTCATGGTGTAGAGCTTTCACTTGACTCTCAGGGGCCGGGAGTCTTCGGCATGACATTATTATACCCCGACCCGGATAAAAGTAAACTGGGGCGGCTACTCGGGAGCCCCTTCTAGCCCCCAGGCGTCGACAACTTCGAACGGGTCTTTGCTCCCGATGTAAACTTTACCGATATGGAACTCACACTGTTCCTCACTCCGATTCCAGAAGAGTTTTGGTTATGCGCAGTTCGATCGCATGAGCAGTATGAATTGGCTCGACTGGATTCTTGTTTACCTTTCCGACCCATTCTGCACAATCGAGGCATTCGTCGATTGTCAACTCGGCGAATTTTTCCAATTCTTCTGAAAAATTGTCCCAGAATCACCACCCCACTCTTTAAGTTTAAGTGGCATCAGTTCCCTAATTCGTTCGTTCATTTTATACTCCATACCATAAAAAGCCATGAGCCACAAACAATACTCCATACTATAACAAACACTAATGCTTGTGCTGGAGACCAAGGTTCAATTTTCATTATTCAACTCCGAAATGTTGTTTGAGTATCTCTTCCGATGGTTGAGAATAGCCCTTGTGTTTCCTCAGCTGGACTACACCGGCAGATTCTCGAATATCTTTGCCGATCAGATATCGAGTCCCATTGTGCAAGAATCGAATCAAGTAGAATGGTTCGTCTTCGTGCATATAGTATTCATTGACAACTTCCTCAGCCATCTTCCCCGTCATACGAGCTCCTCGTGAGTGTCTTCTTTGAAAGCTGGCACACCAAAGTCCCCTGCCACCAGACGCACCTTTTGACCAGCCAACATGACATCGAGCTTGGCGCGCGACTCTTCCGACCTGCTGCGCTCTACTTTGGTTGGGATCACCGTATCACAATATGCCCGATGGCATGTCAATAGGCCAGTCAGCTGATTGAGCCAGACCTGTCGGTTGTTCATGCATTTCGGACAAACCGGCGGAACATTCTTTTCGGATTCAACGTGGAAGATCATCTTGCCTCCAGGTACCAAGTGATATAAGCTGCCTGATTCGAGCAGGAGTCGACGATGTTGGCAACATCATCGTCGGCTTGCCTCGGAATCTTTGCTGCCAACTCCATACACTGGACGAACAGCTTCTGCCGGGAATCCCCTCTGAGCTTCACCGTCTCCTTACTCGGCACCGAATAGACACAGCCAGAGATGGCCAGGCAGGCAACCACGATAGTCAATACTCTGGTCATTCCCCACCCTTCTGAGTTAAAACATCACGCATGCTCAAGAAATCCACCCCTGCATTGTCCCTGTACTGGGAGCCATACACAACTCGCTTGATACCAGCACCATAGATCAACTTGGCGCAGTTCAGACACGGAGATAGAGTAACGTACAAGGTGGCACCTCGAGTGCAGATCCCGGCTCTTAGCGCTTTTGTGAGCAAGTTCTCCTCTGCATGGAGAACGATAGACTTGGTCACCAACTCAACGGAGCCATCCCCCAGGATAACCTCATTCTCGCAGGAATTATCATCACCGGATGGGGTACCATTCCAGCCATGGGAAATGATAGCACCATCTTTTTCCAAGACAGCCCCAACTTTTGCCCGAACTGCGTGCGACATCTCACTGCACCTGGACGCGATATCCATGTACAGCGCATCATAGCGTTGCTCCTTAGAAGTACCCATGCTTCTGGAAAACTTCCTTGGTAAGGTTCGGGTACATCTTGTCGAGGGTCTGGTCCTTCACAGCGAGTAGAATCTGACCAGACTTCTCATCCAGCCCCTCGAGCGCCTGCATAAAGAGAGTCTCTCTGCGAAGCTTCGGCATCTTGTCGCCAACGTAAGACTCCATGCGTCGAGCCTCTTGCCAAAAAGCGCCCTTGGTCTCGGCAAAGGAAACGCCGGATGGCTTGTATTCGGGGTTACCCTCCGGGAGATTCATCTTGAACTCCACCAGATACGCACACTTCAGGAGCACTCGGAAGTATGCGTTATTCTTGTTCTCGACCTGTGCCAGTTTCTCTGGCTTGTCGTTGAGTTCTTGGAGTAGCTCTGAGATTGTCAGCATTTCAATAGAATTCCTGAAGGCGATCGACTAGGGTTCTCATCCGATACTTGGTCATGTAGTCGAAGATGAGTTGTTTGTCCTTAACTGGGACATTCGACTCATAGTTATCCACGATGTCGCGGGCCAGATCCCCAGGAATGTAGTCGAAATCAATGAGAAGTCGATTTCGCTCGATGTTCCTCTGCATTTCCTCTGGGAAGCACTTACCAGTCGGATCCGAGAAGAACTGCTCCTTGAGTTTAGCAGTGATTGGTTTCTGGCGAATCCCCTCTACCAGAGTATCATCCCCAGATCGACTGTTCGGGATAAAATCCCCCCCATCACCGATCAGAATTTTCTCTAGAAGGAATGTGCGTTCTGGCTTCGCGACTGCCTTCTTCATGATCGGGTTATACTGCTGGTAGTTCCGATACTTGAACAGTTGCTTGAAATCCCCGTCTGAACTGATCACGATGACCTTCTGAGGGGATTCCTCCAAGCCATCTTGGATCAACTCGTTCTCCTGAGTATATTTCACCAGAGTCGCGATAGAATCATCCGCCTCCGCCCGTGGCACGCGAACAGTCTTGAATGGGAAGAAGGCAACCATCTCATCGAACATCCCCCGCGCATTCTGGAAAATTGCTTCCCAGTCCACATCCGAGTCATCCCGCTTCTTCCCGCGGTTTCCCTTGTAATGCCGGTACTGGTCCTTGCGCCAGGTGTTGCCGCCCTCCGCGCAGATGACGATATTACCATGGGTCTTTCCCCACTGACTGCGATAACTCAGGAGAGAGTGGAGAACAAGGTGTCGGAACATCCCCTCCATTTTTTCTCGGGGCTTGCCCTTCTTAAAATCATTCGGGAACGCAAAGCTAGCAGCAATGCATATCTGTGACCAGTCGACGATAATCATCTTGTTTACTTGAACGTTGCGAGAATGAGGCAGTCATCAGTCAGACGCCCGTTGAGATCAAATTCCTTGGACTTGATATTCTTCATGAATTGACCGAAGGTGCGTTTGCCCTTGTCGAGGATGGGCGTAACAGTCTCCATTTTTCGAAGGGTCCGGGCCGTGGATTTGGTGACATCCCAATTGATCAGCGCAGTTCCTTTGGCGGAAATCGCAGAACCCTCCGATGCCAGATACTGCTGGAGCTTCTTTGTCCTGACATTCAGCACCCAGACTTCAGATGCACCAACAATTCCCGATGGGGTGACCGAAGTAATGTTGAGTGCAGCCGAGGCCTTCATATATTTGAGCTTCTGAACAATAATCCCGGCGGGTTTTGGCTTCGACTCCCTCTTCTTCCGAGGAACCGTGACCTTGGCCTGTTGTAGTCGCTCGATCAGGGATTCGTAGATCGAGAGGATCTTCTTCAACTGGGGTTTGCTGAAATTACTCCACCCCTCCACCAGCTGCTTATCCGAACCAGAAATAACTTCTGTCAAGTGGGCGATCTTCGGACTGATCGAATCCTGGATCTTCTTGGTCATCGAGCCACTGATTCCCATCGTGGTGATCAGGGACTGGACATTCGGCATCGTGCCACTGATTGCATATTCGTCGACGAACCCATCCACCCCAGCAAGAAACTCCGATACTTTCATATCGGAGCGCTCCTGGGGAGCGACTTTCGGGGCAGCAGTCGACTCACCCACTTCAACTACCACTGGTACAGCGGCGCGGAGCTTGCACAATTCCCGAATCCGATTGAACTCTGACTCGATGCGGAGGACATGCTCATCCGAGAGGACGTTGTCGTTCTCCTGGATGCGACACAGAACACCTGCAATTCGATAATCAAAGTCGCCAACCAGGGAATGGTCGAAGTCCGTGCGTTTCTTGAAGTGTGTGAGAAACCAGGACTTGTATTCCTTGGTGGAGTGCTGGTCATTGTACCAGTTCAGCGCGCGCATCAGTGATACATCGTAATTCATCGGATTGATCACCGGCTCATTGGTAACCTTGATTCGTGCACGAATAAGCTCTTTTGTAGCCATAGAATTCCTAGTGGATAAGCAGCAAGTATAACTCGAACCGGATAAAAGTAAACTAGACGAAACTACTCAAGTCGGGCTTCGTGTAGTTCGGACCCTTCTTGATCTTTCCATTCTCATCGAATAGGGGCTTACCATCAACGAACTTCGAGTAATTCGACCGGTTCACCTCTTCCAAGCCACCAATCACATCCATCCCATTCATATGAGCGCAGCCGGTTCCAGTCACGAGCTGATCCAAGATTGCATCGAAGAATTCCTGTCGATCCTCGATCTTATACTGGATAGTTCCCTTCTTCAAACCAGCAGATAGTTCCCCCAACACCCCCCTCAGAGCATCAAATTGAACCCGAAAGTCCGCATCCACTGAGATAGCATCAAGCATCTCAAGGAATTCCTCAGCGTGGACACCAAGTTGAACCGATTTGGACTTCCCCATCGGAGTCGGAACTGCAAGCTCGAACCAACGCTTGGTATCACGGATTGGCATCTGGATCCCCAAAAACAGCAGTGTACATCTCTTCGAATTCGTTATTCTGCTGCTTCACAGTAGCGAACTGACTGTCATTGTAGACCTTTGCCAGTCGCCGCAGGAGCTTCTTGTCCAGTTCCTGTTGCTCTGCAATGTGAGAGACAGCCTCCTTTTGGAAGTCCCGCTCAGCGGACTGACGGATCATGGAGTCCGACATTTCTTTGACAAAGGCCATGATGGCCTTCTTCTTCGTATCATCAATTGTGGTGGTCATTATTACGCCCTTTCAATGGCAATCAGGTTTTCAACAAGGAAGGCCCTCCAACCATTCACCAATGGCTCGTAGTAGCGAACGGTGGTAACATCTTCTACTCTGGGTGCTGCTCCTGCGCCAACGCGCTCAGGAATCAGCAGAGGGTCGCGAGTAGCCTGAGCCTCGCGCTCCTCTCCGTTTAGCTTGATGTATTTGATCAGTGAAATGCCGGTGCTCAGCGCATTGGCAATTTCTTCTTTGGTCATTGCAGTTCTCCTAGTGAATTTGCAGTAGTCTTGTCATATCGAATTCCCTTGAAGATCGGGAGGAACAAACTCTTCTGATCCCTGCCCTTGGATTCGATGATTGCATTGTAGGCAACCTCCACGATCCGACCTTCATATTGCTTCCAATCTACCCGTTGTTCATCGACGAAACCAGAACCGACATTGACCCGGAGCTTCCCATCCGATGTTTCACAGATCAGGTTCCCGAGCATGCCCTCATACTTCCCCCCGCCCTCCTCGAAACCAACGACCAAAAGGTCAGAGGTCAATTCCTGTTTGAGTTTGATCATCTTCTTGGAACGACGATCTTCGAATGGCATATCGGCAAACTTGATGATGGCACCCTCTTCCCCGCGAGCCAACATTCGATCGTAGAATTCCATGCAAGCATCCAGGTCAGAGGCTACCTCACACTCGATCTGCGCGGCCTTTGCTCCCAGATCGAGTGAGCCCAACTTCTTCAGCCGGTCCCCGTATGGAGTAGGACTATAACCAGCGAAGAAATCAGTGAAATCAACACAATCCCAAACCAGGTAAAAGAACCGATCAGATTCTTCCTTGGTGATGGTTCCACGGACAGCCTTGGTGTAGAATCCATTTGATTCTTTTCTCGAGTCGAATTTTCCATCAGTCTTGGTTACAATCTCCCCATCGAAGACGAGACCGGGGAACTTGGAGAAGGTCGAATCTAGTGCCCCATGCAGATTAAGTGTCGATCCGTTCCGGGAGTAGCAGGTAACTTTGCCGGCTGCATCAACGGCGATCATCAACCGACCACCATCCGCCTTCAGCCCAACAATATACCCATCCTTCTTCGGCTTGATCGAACTCAGTGCCTTTGCATCACCCTTAGACGCAAGCATACAAGGCATCTCTGGGATCAGATCCTTCCAGACCTTATTGCAGATAGATGTGCCGACATTGCACCGAAGATCTCGGTTCAGGATCTTCACGAGAATGGCTTGTGACTCCGGATTGTGTTCGGAAAGCACATTCATGAACCGACTCCTTGCCGCGCCCCCAGTGACCAGCCTTGCGTTAATTTCTGAGAAGATCGAGAGCGACTCTTCGGTCAGTTCCTTGTCCCCGCTGGGGGTGATTTCCTTGGGGTCGAAGCGGAGGTAGTAATTCAGCCGGGGATTTTCCGTGTGGAAGAACACCCCTCGGAGAGTGGAATTGCCGGAGTGACCCCGAAGAATCTCCTCCTTCTTTTTGGTGGAGGATTCGACTCTTAGGGCTTCAATGATATCAGAAATCACCGATTTTCCTCTTCACCTGGTTCTTCGAATGGAGCAGCCACCGTTGACCCAAGAGTACCTTGGATCGCTCCAGCTTCTCTTCGTTTTTCTTTCGCAGCTGCTCGACCTGCTGGTCAGTGAGGACTTTGCGAAGATCGAGGCTCATCGTGACACCATCACTGTAACCACGACCGCACCGGGCTTGCGGGTCGCCTTGCGGGAGGAATGTTCCCGCTTTGCCAGACGACTCACGGTCCGTTCTTCCCTGGTCTTCACTCGGGGGTTAGTCGACAGGAACACTTGCTTCATCGGGGTTCTCCAATTTGAGTTGAAATTTCGCGAGGCTCACTTGATACTGGAAGATCCTCGGGTAGACTTCGAAATCCACCAAAGAATCCCCGAACATCTCTATCAATTTTTCAATGATTTTCGATTCCATGAAGTCAGTATACCTCGGACCGGATAAAAGTAAACTGGGAGATCACCATGCGGCTTCCCGTGGTAGGAGCTTCCGGTGCTGGATCCAGCCCTTGAACATCGCACTCCACAAGTCCCGACTTCGATCCATATGGGAAACTCCCTGCTCCCATTCAGAGCCCGGGTGATCTTTGGTGAAGCACATCGGGGTAGCCTGGTGCTCCAGGGGGCTTGCATGGGGCGGAAGAGTATCACTGTCGAGATTCAGCATACTATAGATCTTCTTTGCCTTCTCCACACTGGCATCATTTCGGCGATAAGAGACTTGAGCGCAACAGCTCGCACTGATCATCCTCGCTGTCTCCATGTCGACATATTCCCGACCAGAATCCGAATCGATGTAGTACGCGGTCGAGCTTCCTCGAGTGTACTCCACCTCGACATAGGGGACGTGCCACTCACCGGAGTTGAGCTGCATGGGTTCGCTCTGTTTCATGCCCTCCCCGATGCAGATAGCCAACTCACGGAACTCCGGCTGAGCGTCGGGGTGATCGCGGAGGTAAAAGAAGTTCTTCCACTCTGTGCCAGTGATGACGCCCTTGGCACGCTGCCAGGGCTCGAGAAGTCGGTTGCTGGTTTGCTTATGGAGACCGATCGACTCCATCGTTGCAACAAAACCCGATACTTCCTTACATGCAGCCAACCACAGAGCTTTGGCTTGCTCCAGTTCAACTTCCTGCAATTCCTCCTTGGCAACCATGCCCGACTGATTCTTTCCCCAATAGACAGGCATGGATGGGTTTGCTGCAACATTCTCCAACATCTTCTTCACTGGGATGGCACGCGAGCTGGATGCGTTCTTCGCCAACATCTTGTGAGTGTTCAGTTCCTGCAGCAGGATCTTTGGGAACTCATACTCTACGGTCGTGATTCGATTTGGGCCATTGATTGAATCTGCGATGATGGTTGCACTGATGCCCTCTCGGCCAGCAACTGTGATTTTCTTACTCATGGTTGTCCTTGATGTAGATTGGGTGATGAATTATACTACGTTGGTCAGGAGAAAAATAATCAAACTATTTTTCAAAAAGTTCGAACTATTTTTCAAAAAGACTCCAAAAAGACTCCATTATTATTTTTTCGGACCCGGAGTATGATATAATAGCATTGTATGCATCCTGCGAATGGTTTGCGACAGGTTGGCT